TTGGAGCCACGTATGATTTTTCGGTTGTTCCTTCTGCCGGGGTTTCCACTGTTGGCTGTGCTGCCATAAGAGATTCTTTTAATTTTTCCATTTTTTGTACAAATACGTTTTCCATTATGATTTTACTCCTCTTACAATATTGAATTGTTGTTTTTCTTTTGTAACTGGCTGGCTGATTGCCACAACCTGTTGGCTATTAAGTGCTGATTTCTCTACTTCGATAACCTTTTCTGCCATTTTTTCGAGTACGTCGGCATTGGTTTCAAAGTTTTTTGTTATTTCGGACATTTCTGACTTTAGAGCTTCGAGCTCTTTTGTCAACGCTTCCAATTTTTCTTCCGTGTTCACACTTTCTCCTTCTATTTTGTTATAGAAAACTTCGAGACTTTTCTGAATCTCTGTTAAATCTGCTGTATCGACTATTTCTGCAACAATATCTGCTTCATTCTTGGCTTTTCCGCCGAAAGCGTCAACTATTTTGTTGAGCAGTCCCTTTACTACATTTCCTTGTTCGTCCACATCTACTTCTACAACCTGTCTTTTGGTTGTGCCTGCGAGACTGAATCCACCAAACTCGCCCTTCTTCACTCGCTCCCAAGCCTCATCCGTGCATTTCACGACCAGCACCCAAGAACCTGCCTTTACGGTTTTGCCTTCGATGTCGAAATCCTGTGGTGCAATATAGCTTTCTACGGGCACGCCCATTTGGCTTTCAAAATCGTGGTTTGCATCAATATTGCCAAAATCAGATATAAAGGTATGAGCACTCTTCTGAATATCTTCTGCGGTCATAAACTCGCCTTGCAGGTCTATCCTGTCCGGCTCATACACAATTCCGTACACCAATTGTTTCTCTTCCGACTTGATTGCAATTTCAGCTTGCAGGTTGAACTGTATATCTGAATTGCTCTTTATCGCAAGAAATGGCAAGTCGTTTGCCGGATTGCCGACAAGACTAACGTGAGTTACTTTTGTGTCGGTCATTTTTTTCACTTTCTTTTTTGCCACTACTTCCTCCAATGTTTTTGTGTTATTCATTTGTTTGAGTGATGTCTTTTGTTGGGTCAAGATTTGTCATATCGTCCGGGTTGATTTCCAGACTTTTGTTGTATGTGTGTGCCTTGACTTCGTCGTATTCTTCGCCTTCCAAAGCCGGTTTATTTAGGTCTTTGCGGGCTTCATTTATTGATATGACCCCTTCACCGAGATATGTCTTGTGAATGATTGCGAGGTCTTTTTCGTTGACGAGCGAAATTGTCTTGTATGTGAATATTTTTCCGCCTGAATAGTTGAATTCGTCTGCCAGAATCCAGTTCAGAACATCTTCCATCGCAACTTTGCTCGGCTCAATCACGCACTCCATTAGTATTTTGAGAGCACCGATTGCTTCGTTGCCGCTTCCGAGACTGCCTGCACTACTGATTCCGAGTATCTTTGGAGGAACTCCGTGTATTTGGGCGATTTCGTCCCTGTTGTCCAGTTTTGTGTTGCGGAAATTCTCGTCGATAACCTTGCTCATTTCTTTGACTTCTACCCTTGCCTGCGGGTTTCCGAGCGTCATTGTGACAAGTCGGTGGGCGTTTGCAACTCCTTTCGTGTTGCGAAGGGCTGTCTCGATTTGATTCTTTTGTTCCGGAGTAAGAGTCGTTCCAGTGATGATAATAAAGTAGTCCGGGCGTGCATTGTTCTCGAAGAAGTTCAACATATATGTTGCGATGGTGTCGTTTCCAATTATACTCTTTATTGCTGTCACGTAGTCAGGTACTCCATAGAATCTGCTACTCGGATTGTATTCTTCCCATACAAACAAATAGCTCCCGTTTCCGTGGTTGGGCACATACTTTTTAAATATCTTATCTTGCGTGCTACCTTTCGCTCTCTGAATGTATCTTGCCACCCGTGTGCTGTTTCCCTCTTGCACGACATATACTTCGTTCGCAGGAACGTGATAGAATGCCACCTTCTTACCTATTTTGACGATTTCGAGAGCGAATCTGCCGAATATCTCCTTGTCTATCTTTAACTTGTGGCTGAGTTGTGTCCAAGTTTCTCCGATATTATTGTTTGGTCGCACGAGGCTGTTTCGAATCTCTTCGGGCACGCCATTTTCGATTTCATAGCCCAGCCCCGTTGTTAGATTTGCTTTCAGATTGATACAGAACTTGTGTGTGCTATTGTAATCGTACAATGTTGTAAGGTTTTCAAAACTGTATGGGGGTAACAGGAAGTTGATTCCGCCATTATTTGTGGCTATTGCATTACTCTGTGGCAGGTATGCCTTTCTGACATCTTCACCGCTGAAGGGAGTGACCGAACCCGCTTCTTGATTGACGGCAAAATAGTATTCTGTGTTCTCGCTCAACTGTGCCTCCTGTTTTTTGTCATTTCGACTCCCTATATTTTTTGACAATAATAGCAAATTTGCAACTAAATGTCAAGTGTTTTTTTTAAAATATTGAAAAACCACCTCTCTCTGCGAAGTTCATCGCCAAACTGGTCGTAGCATCGGCAGCGTCGTCGTGGGCATTTCTACGCTCTTTCTGATACCCGCAGAGTGCGTTTAAATATTTGAAGTATTGTGAGCCAATTGCAATGTCTTCGTCGCACAAAAAATGACACTTTGACATCACGAGCGAACTGCCCACAAGTATTTTTGTTTCCTTGTTGCTGGCACTGTGTTGGTCTGAAATTCCGCATTCATAGTGTCCGATGTCGGCAAGGCTCTGTTGCACTAACTGTGCGTACCACCGCCCACCGTTATTTGATTCAAACGTCATTTGCTGTATTCCGTTTCCTACAATATTGTTCGCTACGAGTCCAACTGTTATTTCGCTTGGTTCGGCACTGAACACAACATCAAATATATACAAGTCTCCCGTTGCTTTACAAAAGTATGCTACCGGAGCACACAGGTCGTCCGTTCCTTTGTCTGCAACATCGCACCAACCTACCGTGTCGAACAGTTCTCGGTTGCCAAAGTCCAAGTCGCCGAGCGAAAACCTTTTCAAATCCTTCTTTGGGAACAGTTTTTTACTCACGTCTGCGGTCTGCTGTCTGTATAGAGCGTTCCACCACTTCAGCCTACCAGTATTAATAAAGCCAGCCTTTAATTCGTGCAGGTCTCTCGTGCTGAGTATCGCCTCGCAGGAACTATTGCCGTTCTCATCTTCGGCATCGAACTGGAATTGCAACCAGTCGCTCTCTGCCTCCAATAATTGCCCGCACAAGTCTGTGTCGCTCCAGCGTGCCATTATTATTATTTCGCTCCCCTGCACATCCGAGTCCCTGTCTCTCCTACTTCTGTGCACTGTCAAATACCAGTCCACCAAATCATTGTTAAAACTTTCGCTAAGTGCTTTTTCGGGGTCTTTGACCGGGTCGTCCAAAATCATTGCAAGGTCACAACCTGAACCAGTGATACGCCCACCAACACCGGCACAATAATAGCTGACATCCTTTGCGGATTTCAGTGCCCACATATTTAGACTTCTTTTGTCCCGACTGAGTCCAAGATTAGGATAGATTGCTTGCACTTTTCCCTGCACAGTGCTGAGGCTTTCGCTTTCGTCGTTGTCGTTTTCTATCATATTGCGGACGTCACGGCTGAACTTCTCTGCCAACGTCGCATCACAAGCATTTCTCATTATCGTGCCTTTGGGATACTGTGCCAAGAGCCACAATGAATACACACTCGTCAGGAAACTCTTTCCGAATCGGGGGTATATATTAATCATTATCTTGCGGTATCGGCTGAGGCTCTCGTCTTTCAACACCGAATATCTTGCCGAATTGTGCAGGATTTCCGCACAGCGAGCCAGCTCTGTCTTTTCGTCCTTGAAGAAGTTCGGGTACAGATATTTACAGAACTCCCAGAATCCGCCTTGCGTGCGGACGTTAAACTTCTCCCGTAGCTCCCGAACTCTCTGCTTCTTTAGTTTCTCTATTTCGTTATTCAGGTTTTCAGCCAGTACTTGTGCCAATTAGCTCCTCCAATCTGCGTATTGCAATTTCGGCATATTCGGGGATTTGTTCGAACATTGTGCAGGCGATTCCAGCCTTCTCGCACGCCAGCAGTGTTGTTCCGCTTCCGCCGAACGGGTCTATCACACTTCTTATGCCTTCTCCCGCTCTTTCAAGACACCATTCCATCAGTTCAACGGGTTTCTGTGTCGGATGCCACTTTTCTTGTTTGTTTGCCTTTGCTCTACTATACTCAAATACCCGGAGTGCTTTTTTGTAGCTTGTCCAAGCCAGCTCTCCGTCTGCAAGACTGAATTTTCTCTGTCCTTTGTCCCAAAACAGCCAACCCATACTTGCAGGCAGGTTGTCCGCAAAGTAGTTTCCGCCCCAGATTATCTGATTCTTGCTGATGTCTCGAATGTAGTCCAGCAAGTCTTTGCCCACAGGCTCTCCATCCCAGTCCAAGTTGCCAAAATTCCGCCAACCGTTCTTGTCTGTCTCTGTCTCGAATTCAGAGCCTTTCCTTCCACTCATTTGTCCTGCGTTTATTCCGTATGGCGGGTCCGTCAAACACAGGTCAAAATGGTCGCTCGGCAGACAGCCGACCGAGAACTTACCTATGTATATAGTATGTCTACCCACTTGCACTCGCTGTATGCCGTTTAATACTGTTGTATCTACACGCCCTTCATCTGCCAAAAGACCGATGTCTATGTTTTTAGTCAGTATGTTTGCCAACAGACGCCTCCTCAATTCTCCTCAAACTAAGTTCGTGATATTTTTCAGAAACCTCGCTTCCGATGTATCGCCTACCCAGTCCTTTTGCAGCCAATGCTGTTGTGCCGGAACCTGAGAATGGGTCATACACAATCTCACCTTCATTGCTCCAACTCTTTATGCAATCTTCTGCTAATTTAATCGGAAATGGTGCCGGATGTCCCGCAACCGCCTCTGTTGTATATAGCCAAACATTGTGCCTGAGACCAAATTCTGACTCCTCCACTATTTTGAAGTCCCTATTCATTGTTCCGTCGGCGTTTCTACTGGGGGCTGTTTTCCTGATTCTTCCCGCCCCGATGTTCGCCCTGTCCTTGATAGGGTTAAATGTTTTTGGTTTGCCCTTGCTTAACACAAACATATATTCGAATATCTGATGATACCTTGTTGTGCTGGGGTTAGAAAAGTTGTGTTTCTGATAAATCATCGTGTCGTGCAAATTGAAGCCCAATTGCTTGAACGATAGAGCCTGCTGGAAGCTCGTGCCTGTTTCACTTCCGTCTTCAGTTGCATCGCCAACAACCCAAACAATGACCCCTCCGTCTTTCAAAACCCTGAATAATTCTTTCGATAAATTCGGGAAATCAAAACAATAGCCGTTGTAAGTACGAAGGTTATCATACGGTGGGCTGGTGACAACTAAATCAATACTCCCGTCTTCCATTCGACCGAGCGTGTCGAGATTGCTTTCGTTGTATATTGTGTCGGTGTCAACCCCAACATATGTGCATATTGTTGTTTTGCCTTCATTTTCTTGCTCTTCTTCCATTTCAGACATTTTTGCCATCGAGCCAAAGCCTGCAATGTCTACTTCGTCCGTAAGCAGTTCAATGTCCAGCTCTTCTAATTTCAGAAAGTCCCTCATTCCTTCGTCGCTTATTGTGGCATATTGACTGCTATAAAGCAATAGAAACTCAACCGCCTCTTTCCTATCCTTGCAGTCCAGCACGTTTGCAGGCAGGGTATCGGGAAACTGTTTCTCTCCACTTTTTTCCAGCTCCAACATTGCTGTTCTCCTGTGGTGTCCGTCCAGAATATAGAGCTGTCCATCATTGTCCCAAACATTAAAGGGTTGAATGAACCCGTGTCTGCTGAGACTGTTTTTAAGTTTTGCCATACTCGACTTGTTTAATACTTTTAGTTTATCCGTTTGTAACCACGTAAGCTCTCGCCACGCCACCTGTTCTTGCCTGAGGATTCTATTCTTCTGCAAGTATTTCTCCTTTCACATTCTGCTGTATTTCCACCAGTTCTTCCAGCGAACACTCATTCAACGGTTTACTGAGGCTAATGTTCACCACCTTATTATTATTTCCGACAAAGCCCACGCTACCTCCCTTGTCTTTGCCAACTGCGTCTATTGTTTCCGATAGCTTGATGAACTCGCCAATTGTGGGATGGTATGCTCCAGTCTCAATATCTGTCATTACCTTATCCAACACCTTTCCCTGCAATTGCACACTTTTCAGCAGGGTATTAAAGTTTGCCTTTGCACGGTTCCTGCTGGTTTGTTCCAGCACTTCTTGGGTCTGTGCGGTGTGGTAGGCTTTTCGTTCGTTTTCCCAGTCTCCTTGTTTCGCCAGCTCCTTCAATAACTGTGGGGGCAGGTCAAGATTACGTGCCATCGTGTCGAGGTTCGGCTGTCGTTCGCTCGTCACATATTCCAGCATTATTGCCTGTGCTTCGCCGGGGCTGACGAGACTAAGACTCTTTTGTTTCGATTCTGTCATCTATATTCCTCCAGAAAGATTGATACATCACTTCATCTGCGGCGTTGAAGTATTCTGTTTCCGACCCGAACCTGCTGAGTGTTTCTTTGTTGAACAGATACATCAGAAACGGGTTCACTTTCGTGCCTTTGCTGACGACCATCGGGTTGACCGCATACATTTCTGTCTTAGCCGTCTTGATTTCCGCCAGCACGCCGTAAGCCCGCAATGTTTCGAGTACCGAATGTGTGGCGTCCGGACATACAATAGCCAATTGCTTTTTGCTAAGCGGACAAACCCTGCCGTCCGAGAACTTCTGAGCCAATATACCTGTTTCAGGAAAGATATGCTCCGAAAGTTGCATCAGAACGCTCCTGCATTTCTTGTTCATCCCCTTCATTCCCCAAAATATCGGGTGATATATTATTCCTTTGTCTGCCACAAGCTCCGCAGGCTTCGCAGGCTTTGCTATTTTTAGTCCAAATGGCTTTTGCATCTATTTCCTCCAATACTTTTTTGGCGAAGTCGCCGAGCCGAATGGTATCGTGCATCCTTGATAATCCGATTGCGTGCGTATCTACGGCTCTTCTTGTTCGCCCGATTAAATGTGCGAGTTCTTTTGTGGTGACCCTGCTATCTAAGGTCAGGCTGTTCATTTTTCCGCCAGCCACGGCTCTCATAAAATCACATACTATATATTTCATCTTAGTCAATATAGCAGATTTGCAACAGCTTGTCAAGTGTTTTTTTGCTTGTTCGAGATTCTTCCGCATTCGGTAAACAAGTGTATGGAATAATAAATCTCCCTTTTGTCAATCTTCTTTTTTATTTTTATTCTGAAAACCTCGCAGAACCGTCTTATTTCCAGCATTCCAGCCATTCTATTTTTTTTTATTGCTTGTATAGGTAGAAAGCACCAATTGCCTATTTCGCCTCCCCTTTCACACACACCACACACACACTTGTCGGGTACACAGTCTCCGGCACTCTCGGCTGATTCCTTAT